TAAAAGCTCTTCGACGAAAAGATCCTAGTCTATGAAAGGCAGGAAAGTCGTCAGTCAAATCAATTGTCTTTAACATTAAACGCTAATGCTTCTGTTGGTAATCGAAAGCTGTACTTCTACGCAGAACTAAATACGGGTACAGGTTTCAATATTTTACGCTATTCAGCACGATCTAAAGAACTTGTTCCTAGTGTTGAAGATCAAGTTCTTTTTACAGCTACTTTAAAGATGCCAAAGGGTGCAAAAACTCGTCACTTCATTTGGGCTAGTAATAATACAATCACTCTTATACATACTAGCAAGAAGATTCTGTTTGTTCTGTTCAACATCAGTTGGTTGCATTTGCTGTTCACGTTGATTGGCAAGGAACTGTTTGATTAGTTCCTCTTGTGCCATTTGATCAGCATTCCCTGCATTAAAACCTTGATACAAAGCTCCAAGACTAAACTCAGGTTTGTATCCTGTATCAATTTGTGCGAAGGCCATTATGCTTTACCTAGAGCTTGTAATAGTTGTTGCATAGTGTTTGCATTACTATTAGTAGATTGATTGTATCCTAGAGCAGACATTGCAGGAGAAGCATATCCTTGTGTGTTATACTTCAGTGCTTGAATCAGTTGATCTAGTCCTTGTGAAGATGGGTTAATACCAGCACCAGCAGGACTCTGTAATGAGTTGATATAGTTCTGTGCAATCTTCGCTTGTTCCGCTACAAGAGCAGGAGAACTAGTTGCATTGTTAGATCTACGACCAGCGGCAGCATCACGAATAGCTTGAGCTTTTGCTAGAGCATCTGTCTGTCCACGAACAATAGGTTGTCCATATGGATCAGTCATAGCAGCAGCAAGTTTCTGTTGCATAGCATCCCGCATGGAATTTGCACCCATCTGAGAAGCTCCAGTAGAAGCTACATCATAAGGAGAAGAACGTTGCTGTTGCTGTTGAACTTGTTGTTGGATGCCCTGACCCATCTGTTTGTTCTGACGACCTTCTAAGTATGCACCAATTGCAGAAGCTAGTTGCTTACCTTGCAGACCAGATTGTCCTTGCTTCTGGTTAAAGAGATTTCCAAGAACATTAGAAACACTGCTTAAACCTTTCTCCCAATTCATGCCACCCTGACCAGCACCTTCTGGCATTTGCATTGCTTGTTCTAGATCACCTTGATATGGCTGAACACCAACACCTTCGCCATTCTGAGGAAGACTAAAAGTTCCTTCTGGAATAGAGAAACTGTTCTGCATTGATGGGCCATTTTGCATACTGAACATCTGTCCAAGACCACCACCAAACATATCAGAGTAACCACCTTCAGGCATTTCAGCACTACCAAAATTATACTGACTATTAGGATCGCCCTGACCACCCCACATTTGTCCATCATCAGTAGAGAATTGCTCTCCTTGATAATCTGGACTATTTAAATACTCTGCAGATTGTGAATCAAAATCGTCCCAGTTATATTCATCACCCATTATAATTCCTTTGTGTTGTTAGTATATTAGTAGTATACCATAGTGTTATAGATTTGTCAATCATTATAAAGAACCTGTCCATTGCACGCGCATAGCAGGAAGAGTTACAGTTCCAGCGGCTGTGCCGGGTACGTCTGTTGAATTAAGAGTGATTGTATTATTACTAGCCCAAATGAAGTGACGAGTTTTTGCACCTTTAGGCATCTTTAAAGTAGCTGTAAAAAGAACTTGATCTTCAACACTAGGAATAAGTTCTTTAGATCGTGCTGAATAGCGTAGAATGTTGAAACCTGCACCAGTATTTAGTTCAGCATAGAAGTACAGCTTTCGATTACCAACAGAAGCATTAGCATTTAATGTTAAAGACAATGTATATACACCACCATTAACAAAAGTAAATTCACCATTACCAACATTATAAGTAATACCTGTAGTACTAACTACAGTTGCAGCAGCAGGTGAAAAGAGTGTTGGGACAATTGGAAGAACTGTCCCTGATGTGCGTAGTTCCACATCCACTTCATTACTCATTGCATCATACTGATCTACATTTAAGTGGTAGTACTGGTTAGTAGTACCACCTTGTAGACCAGCAAGATTGTTGTGTAACCCTGCTGCAAGCACTGCATGTTGTGCTGCTGTTAGATGATACCTTTCACCAGCAGTTCCACCCTGAACACTCTGTAGATCATTGTGTGCCCTTTGTGCAATGTCAGTGATGTTGGAACCGGCGAAGTTAATTACATACCAAGGAACAGATCCACTAGTACTAACATAGTTTCGTAATTGTCGATACCATTCCATCCATGTATAAGAACCGGGCTTATCATTGATTGGAGGTGGTGGAAGTACAGTAGTTGGCATTATGTATTACCTTCTGTAAATGTTACTTCAACTGACTCCAAACGAAGAGGTTGATTCGCAGTGTGTGTAAATTTAAAAGCTCTTCGACGAAAAGATCCTAGTCTATGAAAGGCAGGGAAGTCGTCAGTCAAATCAATTGTCTTTACATTAGACCAAGTAGTATAATCATTGTCTGTCCAATACATTGACAGAGGATTGGCACTTACATATTGATCACCTACAATAAGAATCGAATGCATGAACTTACGGTTGTACGTATCCATGTCATACTTGTTAGTTGTAATGTCACATAGGATAGCCACACCTTCGTCTTCGTATTGAGCTACATTAACTTTATATAAGTTACCATTACTATTATGTAGAATAACTCCATACCCTAAACCAGAGTCTGCGAGAAAGTCATATGCAAATACTGAATGATTTCCTGCATTGTTTGTAGACCATTCATGCCACAACTTCTCATCAACATCATAGACAAGTGTTCTACCTGTAGTCTTTAGATTAATAATATAGAAGAGATGGCCCTTAGTACGAATACCAAACCCACGACAATCTGACATATCTTCTTCAGCATCTAGGATACGTTCTACATACTCATCTGAAATTTTCGTTGGTTGAAATCCACGAATAATCCATGCAGCACGGCCACCGGATTCAGAAGAAGATACATAGATACAGAACTGTTCATTCTGATAGACAGCATATGGTGCAGCAGTACCCATCTGAATAGTTGTAGAATCATTACGAGACAATGGAGAACCAGCAGCATTGGCAGCATCAAAGAAGAACTCAATTGAACTGTGACCTAAAACAACTACCTGATTGTTCTGTCGTGCAAGACCCATGATTGGATCAGGGAACATTTCAGCAGTAAGGAAACTATCAGTAGGCCAAGTAAATGGATCATCTAAAGTACAGGTATAAACATCACTACCTTTAGCTAAAACAATATAGCCGTCAATAAATGTTGGTACTGCAATATGAGGTGTTGGAAAATTAACATCTGTAATTTGTGTGACTGTATCATCTGTCTTAACAACATATCCTCTAGTTCCATCACATACAAATAAGTAATCACCTAATGAAGAAGAGTTAGCATTAATTATGCCTACATAACCAGTAGAACCTAACAGAGTTTGTTTAGCTGTAACTGATCCAGTTGTAATACGATATAGTGTGTTACCAATGACTCCCCAAAAAGCACCATTGAAGAATGCCATACCACGACCTTCTCCTGTAAAGGTTGTACTCTTATATAGAGACAAGCCGGGTCGTTTTGTAATAAAGATCTTGGTGTTTTCTAGTTGTTCAACTTTACGTGTTTCAGGAAACATGTTCACAAAGCGTTGGTCTTTGCTTGGGCTATTATCACGATTAGATAAAGCTCCCATAAGAGGGAGCCTTACCTTTTGAGTAGTCCCTTTAGTTTTAGGACTTGCCATTCTTCATTCTCCGTAAAGTGTTAGCCAAACTCTGACCAGTGTTTAGATTCATGTTAGCTTGTTTCTTATCTGTTACATCATTAGTCGTATTATACAAACCACCCAAAGATCTACCAACACCTGAAGCAAGTGCAGACTGTAGCATATTCTGGTCTGTATTTTTACCAAAGAGATTCTTAGCTAATGATCCACCGGCACCTGCAGCGAAGTTAGTAACACCAGAAGAAACTGTTGGAGATACACCAAGATCTTTTAATGTATTAGAAAGACCTGACATATTACCAGAGATAGCACCACTTACACCACCACCCAGACCTCCAGCAAGAGCACCCTTTAACATATTGTTACCAGCAATACCAGAACCAACAGCACCACTAATTGCACCTCTAGCAGCAGAGTTTGCCATGTTTCCCATACCAGTTAAATCTACTCCATTCAATCCAGAAGTAAGACCCCAACTTGCAAGAGAACCTAAGACACCTTTACTATCTCCGCGAGAACCTGCATCAACAGCACCAACTGCTGAACCCACACCCGGCAAGAAAGCGTCAATAATCATTGGAGCAATCTTCTGAAAGTACGGCATTTGTCCAGCAGTGTCTGCTTCACCTGTAGTTGCTTTTTGCACTGGGTTATGTAGAGGATCAATCTTATCTAAGATAGGATCTAGAAACTTAAAGACACCTCCTAAAATTCCAGAATGTTTATGTGGCTTTTGTAAACGATATCCAAACTCAGGACTATATCTAAGAAGTGTTCCATCCTTTTCCCAATAAGCACTTGTTTCAGTGGGTGCTACTGGAGAGCGACCTTGTGATTTATGCCATTTCCAACCAGAGGGTGCATCTTGTCCAGGAACAAATCCAGAATTCAGATATTGATCCCATTTAGCTAGATTCTTTTCTTTTGATCCAGATAACTGACTCCAATCAACAGCACCAAACAACTGATCTTTCTGTGCTTGTTTGTCAGCAATTTGTTTTTGTTGTTGTGCTACTTGAGCAGCCTGTTGTTGCTTAATTAAATTCTGTTGATCCTGCCATTTACCAATCTCAAGACCAGTGTCTCGAATAGATTGATTAGCTAACTTCTGTCCATAGATACTAGGGAGAGAAGATCCAACAGATTGAAACTGTTGATTTAAGGTGTCAGGTGCAGCTTCATATCCACCTTGTTTGGCTAGATTGAAAGCACCCTCTAATGAATATGGATTGTCTTTGCCGTAGTAACCAGCTTGAGTTTTTCCACCTTCAGTGTAATCACCAAAAGAGTTGCCAAGAAAGTTTCTAGTTTCAGTATCAACTTCAGGAACATTATTAACTTCTTGAAAACCTGCACCACGATAACCACCAGAACCACGTTGTTCCCATTGACTAGGAACATTACTAGATTGATTAGAACCACCCAATCGCATAGCTTCATTACGCTTGCGTTGGGATTGTCCAATAGTATTCTGCAGTGTTTGTTCGTATTGTTGATCTAATGATAGGTCTGCCATTACCAACTCCTACGTTCTACTCCAAAGTAAAGAGAACCTTCCTCTAAACCGAAGTTAAGGGCATCTTGTTTAATCACAGACATCTCTTGCCACAGAACTTTTCGTGCTTGAATATCAAGACCATACTCAGGAGCAAGACGAGTAGCTAAACCATAAGTAACAGCATCATACCATTCTTGTGGAAAATCTGGATTGTCTGTACTTACATTGAAATCTTCATAGGTAATCTGACAAACATAGTGAATAACATTAGCACTCTGTTCGACAGTTGTTGGTACAGGGAAGAGATGAATCTCACCTGAGTCTCTGCGAGGATCGTAATAAACTTGAATGGGATTCCCGGCAGAAGTCTTATTACCTAGAATATTGTATTCTTGTTTAGTGATAACTCGCATTGGAATATCAACATTAGAAGTTGTATTATGATTCCATGCTTGTAAAACCTTTAGAGGTTTAGGAGAAGTAATAGTATATACAGCTTGTCCTGAGACCAGTGGTAGTGTCTTCTCTGTGATTGCCCATAGGGGCATACCATCAGCAGCCCATGCTTTTACAAGACCATTGAGAGCTGCTGCTGCCTCTGTAGTTTGATTTGTTGTTGGTGTTTCACCTTGAGCTAATACACCAATTAAACGCAAGGCTCGTTTGATAATGTCATCCCGTGTAACGGAATAAGCAGTAGTTCCACTTGTAGCCATATCTATCCTTTCAATTTGAGCAAGGCGGTAATTGCAATAATTGCAGTTGCAAGACCACCTGCCCATTTAATAAATCCAACTACTAGATTAGCAGCTTTCCACGCAGCGACAAGTTCTTCTACATCACTAGCTAATTTCTCTAACTTATTTTCTATCTGTGTTAAACGTTCATCATTGACTCGTCGATCTGCGTCTTGCATATTAATCCTTTTTAAGTGAGTAACCCATCGTTACTGACGGAGAAAAAACCAATTGTCCTGTAGGAGTATTACCCCAAAGTTTCCATCCAAAATTTAATCTAACACATCGCGTAGGAGACCATGATATTACATAGTACCATTGAAAAGCAATTACTTTAGAATTACGATACAAATATCTTTTTACCAATCCTTCCACTAATGGACGATTGGATACCTTTGGATTACCCACAGTTAAAATTCTATCTGTTGGAAGTATCGTAATACCAAGAACAGAAATTGCGAAGCCATACACACTATTTCTATATAGCCAAGCAACTCGATTAATGTATTTCTTTAGTGAAGAATTTTCAACTTTGAAAGGACGATTTTCTAATTGCCAACCTTTGTCTCCATCTAGTGAATTGTCTGGAGTCTGAAACCACGAGAGCCAACGAGGCAGCCAGCCTTCTTGAGAAGCAAAGAGAACTACTAGTGGAGCTAAAAAATAGTTCAGGATATCTGCTAGGAGAGAGACACAGACTAGGAATAGGTAGCGGAGGATTATCACTATGCAGCCCTCATGAGGCAACCGGAGAATACGCTAGTACTACCGGAACTCTCAACATAGACCCCAGTACCCGCTGAGAAAGATGCACCTGCCGTTACGTAGTCCGTGGTCCCGTTAAGCTGCACCAAGGCACTCATGTTAGTGAGCGCCTCTACACCACCGAGTACCCCCGCCATAGTGCCTGTGTAGTTAATGGAGCCATTCTTCTTGATAATAGGGTACACACCTGCGAGGCCAGAAGACGACCGGAGGTACACA